CTTTTTCTGATTGACTTGAATCATCATCACTTGATACAGATACGTCTTCATCTTCAGTTTCATTACATTCATCTTCATAATCTTCATCATATTCATCATCATAGTCATCGTAATCATCATAATCATCTTCATCATCACCGAGACCACCAATTGTGAATATGATGTTGAATTTTTCAGTTTTTCCTTTTGGTAAAATATTTTTGTTATTTTCATAATCATCATCTTCTTCGTCATCTTCTTCATGTTCTTCATCTTCAGAATCTTCTGATCCAAGTGAAATACTATCATCATCTGACTCTTCTTTTGCTTTATTTTTTTTATTAGAATTTTTAGATTTTTTAGATACTTTTTCCTCTTCAGTTTCATCAGAATCGGTTTCCCAATTATCTTCTTGTTCAGATTCTGAAGATTCTACAATTTTTTTATTTTTTTTATTTGTTTTTCTTTTTGGTGACTCTTCTTCTTCTTCTTGATAATTTTTATCTTCAATAATTTTTTTTAGTTTTTCTCCAGATTTAATTTTTTTGTTAATATGTTTAGAAGGGAACATTTTTGCGAGAAATTTGCGATATTCTTGTACATCCATTTCATCTTCCCCAGAATCATTATCACTAATTGAACCATTATCACTATCAGAATTCTGATTACTCTTTTTTTTACGATTAAGTTCCGCTTTTTTATTAATTCTCTTAACTTGCTCTTTTTTAGATACTTTGTTAGAACTATCACGTGTCATTATTGTATTATATATCTTAGAGTTATTATTTTAAGTTGAAATCAATTTTATTTTAATTTAATTTAATAAAAATCCTTAAATTATAATGAGGTTTGAATAATTTGTAATTTATAATGATATAAGTATTTTAATTATGTGATTATAAATTAAAAATTAGTTAATAAAATATTGATATTTTAATTAAAAATAATTTTAAATAAAAAATTGATTAAATTAAAACAATATAAATCTATTGTATTATATTATAAGAGATGTCTAAGTTTACTAGTTCAAATATGTCAATTAATTCTTCAAAAGTAATTGGGATTCAATTTAGTATTTTGTCACCGGATGAAATAAGAAAAGGATCTGTTGTAGAAATAACTAGTAGGGATACTTATATAAATAATAAACCGGTAATAGCAGGTATATTTGATCCTAGGATGGGTGTTTTAGAACCAGGATTAATATGTCCGACAGATGGTTTAGATTATATGCAAACACCTGGATATCATGGACATATAGAATTGGCGCGTCCAGTATTTTATATTCAATACTTGAGTACAATTCAAAAAATAATGAGGTGTGTGTGTTTTAAATGTAGTAAACTGCTAGTTAGTAAAGACAAATATAAACAAGCGTTAAAATTACAAAGTGAAGCGAGATGGAAATATGTATTTTCCTTATGTAGTAAAGTAAAAAGATGTGGTGATGAAAGTGAAGATGGTTGCGGAACTTTACAACCGAATAAAATTAGAAAAGAAGGTTTGGCAACTATATTTGCTGAATGGAAAAGTGAAGGTGAAGAGTCAGAACCAATAATTATAAAAGTAACACCTGAGATGGTATTGAAAAATTTTAAAAGGATATCAGACGATGATGTTAATTTTATGGGGTTTAGTCCTTTATATTCCAGACCGGATTGGATGATATGTCAGGTAATGTTAGTTCCTCCACCGGCAGTGAGACCATCTGTAAAGCATGATGCTCAACAACGTTCGGAAGATGATTTGAGTCATATTTTAGTAAATATTATAAAAACTAATAAGACGCTTCAGGAAAAGATTCAAAATAATGCGCCACCTAAAGTAATTGATGATTGGTCAACTGTATTACAATATTATGTCGCTACTCAAGTGGACAATAAAATTCCGGGGGTAGCGTCGGTAGCTCAACGTTCAGGCAGACCATTAAAAGCAATTAAGGATAGATTAAATGGTAAAGGTGGTCGCATGAGAGGCAACTTAATGGCAAAACGTGTAGACTATAGTGCTCGTTCAGTTATTACAGCAGACCCTAATATTTCAATTAGAGAATTAGGGGTGCCGATGAAAGTTGCTAAGAATCTTACAAAACCTGTTGTAGTAAATGGAATAAATAAAGCGTTTTTAACAAAATTAGTTAGAAATGGACCTGATGTATGGCCTGGAGCAAAAATGTTAGAAAAGAGAAACGGCGAGTTGATAACATTGCGTTATTATTTGGATAGAAATTCTATCGTGTTAGAAGAAGGTGACATTGTTCATCGTCACATGATGGATGGAGACGCAATTTTATTCAACAGACAACCTACTCTTCATAGAATGAGTATGATGTGTCATATTGCTAGAATTATGAAACGTGCGGACACATTTCGTATGAATGTAGCCGACACAAAACCATACAATGCCGATCGAAAATTCGTGACAATGTAGATGTCACATGCCGTCGAGGTTGGCAACAGGAGGCATTAAAAACGTGTAACCTCCTAGTAAATAAATTAAATAATATTTGAGGCAAAATAACTTAAAAAATTAAATTGTAATAGTGTAATGACTACAAAACCTGAAAATGTCGCGTATTTAAAATGTTCTAAATGTTTTATTGAAAAACAGACAGAACACTTTTATAAACGTAGCAAAATTTGTTGCGATTGTAATAATGAGAAACGTCGTTTAAAATACAAGAATGACGAAGAGCATAGAAAAAAATTAATTAAAATCGCAGCAGAGTTTAAACATGAAAAAGTAATAGCAAGACAACAGTTAAGACAACTGGAACAAAATAAAATAGGCATTGACAATAAAAAATGTAGATATTGTAATGAAATCAAAAATAAAGAAAGATTTCGACACAATCGTTTAAAATGTAAAGATTGTGAAAGAGATGAACCTACTGAAAAGTTTAAAAGATATATTAGAACAAGAATTTACAATTGTTTGAGATATAAAAATAAAACCAAACATTCAATAGAGTACTTAGGTTGTTCTTCTGATGAGTATTTTAAATGGATATTTAATTATAATAATAATTATAATATAGACAATCATGGTAAAGAGTGGCATGTTGACCACGTTATACCGTTATCTAAATTTGATTTAAATATACAAGAAGAACAACTTATTGCTTTTAATTGGAGAAATACAATGCCGTTGTCTTGTGAAGAAAATTTAAAAAAAAATAACAAAATAATAATATTACAGGTTGAAGAACACTATAAAAAATTAGTAGACTATCATGTAGAAAACAATCTTGATTTGCCTCAAGTATATATTGATTTATTTGCAAAACACCTTGATGTTCGGGGAAGCCCTCTAGAGTCTAACTAGTCTAATAAACTAGCGAACCACTACCAAGTTTGTGTTGGAAACTCACAAATGGCCGAGATAGAACTCGGGTATGGTAATAATGTGGAGAATTGGGTAATCCGCAGTGTTACTTCCTAAGTCCGTTATGGTAGGATACGGAAGGCATTCAGAGACTGAACGGGTGTTGGTCGATAATGAAGAGCTAACCACTCTGAATCGGCTTAAGATACAGTCCTTCCCCTTTGGAAACTTAGGGGGTGCAAAATTTAAGCAGTAAATAAATTTAAAATGACTGCTTAAATGGTGCGAAAGTTCGATGGCGATGAGATGAATCTTCACATGCCGCAAGACCCCGAGTCTGAGGCAGAATTAAAAAATTTGGCAGCAGTGCCATATCAAATAGTAAGTCCAGCAAATAACGCTTCAATTATAGGTATATATCAAGACTCAATGTTAGGTTCGTATCAATTTACTCGTGAGAATGTTCGTTTTACTCCGAGAGAAGCGATGAATATATTGATGATGTTTAATGGTGTAAATGAAAATGAATTATTAGAAAATTTAAAGAAAGAAGGTGGAATAACAAATTTTGATATAATAAGTCAAATAATGCCTCCTCTATCAATGAGATATAAAACAAAAGCATTCAAAGATACAGATGACGTGTCAACATCAAACGCTGTAATAGAAATAAAAAATGGTAAATATATTCGCGGACAAATGGACAAAAGTGTAATGGGCGCTAGAACAAAAGGTCTATTACAACGCGTTTGTAATGATTTCGGTAATATGGCATCAGCGAAATTTATTGATGATTTACAAAATATTGTTACGGAATATATGAAATCGAGCGCATTTAGCGTAGGAATAAGTGATTTAATTTCAGACCAAAAAACAAATGATGAAATAGTACAAGTAATTACAAAAAAGAAAACTGACGTTAAGAATCTAATCGATCAAGTTCAAGTTGGAATATTTGAAAATAACACAGGAAAAACAAATGAAGAAGAATTTGAAACACAAGTAAATAGTATTCTAAATCAAGCAACATCTGAATCAGGAAAAATTGGTTTAAAAAATTTAAGTAAAGGTAATAGATTTGTTATAATGGTACAAGCCGGGTCAAAAGGTTCAGACCTAAATATTTCTCAAATGATTTCTTGTTTGGGACAACAAAACGTAGATGGAAAGCGTATACCTTATGGATTTGAAAATAGAACTTTACCCCATTTCACAAAATATGATGATTCACCTGGCGCTCGTGGATTTGTTGAAAGTTCTTATATTAACGGGTTATCTCCACAGGAATTATTCTTCCACGCTATGGGTGGTCGTGTAGGTTTAATTGATACTGCCGTAAAAACTTCTACAACCGGTTATATTCAAAGGAGATTAATTAAGGGTTTAGAAGATTTGATGGTCTCTTACGATATGACAATTAGAACTAATAAAAATAAAATAGTTCAGTTTTCATATGGAGATGACAGTATTGATACAACCAAAGTTGAAGACCAAAATATACCAATTGTATCTATGAGCACACAAGACATTTATGCACATTATTTAATTCCTGAGGAATCTGGTAAAATTAAAACATTAAATAATATATTCTTAAAAAATACTCTTACAAGACATAAAAAACAAAATCCTAAATTTATGGAAAAAACACAAGAATATATTGATATGATGCTTAAAAATAGAGAATTAATTATTAAAAATGTTTTTAAAAATAAAAGTGATTCAAATGTTAGTATTCCTGTAGCCTTTATGTATGTAATTAATAATATACAAGGACAATGTAACATTAATATATCTTCATTAGTTGACATTACTCCTCTCGAAGCGTTAGATATGATAGAAAAATGTTATGATAACTTAAATAAATTATATTACACTCCACCTACGAATTTATTTAAAACATTGTTTTACTATTATTTATCACCTAAAGATTTGTTGGTAGTTAAAAGATTCAATAAAGCATCGTTAACTTTATTATTAGAAACTATAACAATTGATTATAAGAGAGCAATCGTTACACCTGGTGAAATGGTTGGTATGATTGCTGGACAAAGTATTGGTGAGGTATCAACACAAATGACATTAAATACATTTCATTTTGCAGGAGTGTCTTCTAAATCTAATGTTACTCGTGGTGTCCCAAGAATTGAAGAGATTTTATCGTTATCAAGTGATATTAAAAATCCTTCTTTAAGTGTTTATCTTAAACCAGAAGATGAAAAAAGTAAAGAAAAAGCGCAAACCATTATGTATATGTTAGAACATACAAAATTAGAAGAATTGGTTAAATCTGTTGAAGTATGTTTTGACCCCGATGATCTTAACACTTTAATATCTGAAGATAAGGACACGATTGAGCAATTCAAGGCATTTGAAAATATGATTGCAGAATGTTCTGAGGTAAATTTAGAAAGTAATGAAAATGAAAAATCAAAATGGATTATTCGAATGGTAATGGACCCAGAAGTGATGCTTGAAAAAAATATCACAATGGATGATGTGAATTATACATTAAAAAATTGTTATGATACTCAAATATCTTGTATATATTCTGATTTTAACGCTGATAAGTTAGTTTTTAGAATAAGAATGAATGATGTATTAAAATCAGGTTCTGGAAGAGGAGGACAAAAGAAAGTTAAAGTGAATCCGTTAGATCAATCAGACCAAATTTATATATTAAAAAATTTCCAAGAACAATTATTACAAAATGTAGTCCTAAGAGGAATTAAAGGAATTAATAAAGTTATATTGAGAAAAATTGTTGATAATTTAGTTGAATATAATGGTGTCTATAAAAAACAAGATATATGGGTTCTTGATACTATTGGAACTAACTTATTGGATGTTTTAGGGGTTGATTTTATCGATAATACTAGAACTATTAGTAATGATATTATAGAAATATATAACGTTTTAGGAATTGAAGCTGCTAGACAAACTATTTATAATGAACTTGTAGAAGTCGTAGAGTTTGATGGAACGTATATAAATTATCATAATTACAGTGTATTAGTAGATAGAATGACATTTAGTCATAAATTAATTTCAATATTTAGACATGGCATTAACAATGATAACATTGGACCAATTGCTAAAGCGTCATTTGAAGAGACACCTGAAATGTTTTTAAAAGCAGCGAGACACGCTGAACTAGATACAATGAGAGGTATATCAGCAAATGTTATGTGTGGTCAAGAAGGATTCTTTGGAACTGCTGCTTTCCAAGTAGTTCTTAATATATCAGAATTACAAAAGTTAGAAGAAGTTAGTGAGTATAAACCATTGAATGTTGAAGAAGAAATCGAAAAGTTCTTTGGCGCCGTACAAAATCCAGATGATCCTTGTGGTGTTAACAAAATAACTATTAATAACAATGTCGTAACAATTAAAAGTCAAGATATGGGCGGCGATGATGACGATTATAATTTAGGATTTTAAACCAATAAAAATATTCTTCTAGAAATATATTATATATTTAATATTATAAATAATATATTATAATTAACTTCTTTTTGTATAATGATTTTTTTTATATTTTTTTATGGATTTCTTTTTACGTAAAGTTTTGTTTTTATTATTTTTTTTTGTTTTAAGGTTTTTATTTTTATTATATTTTTTTGTTTT